ATTAGGAACTCCAAGTCTGCTAGTGCCATTGTGCCATTCTCGCCATAGGCGACAACTTCATTCCACTCGCCCTGTGAATAGCCCTTGAGTTCATAGAATAGGTGTGGAACGCCCTTGCTGTCTAGGTAGTTGGTAATCTGCTTCTTGGTGTTAGCAAATTCGCCAAGATACAAACTATCGGCAATAATGGCGTGAATAGCGTTGCTGTATTCGGTGTCTGTGCCAAAGGTCATCATACCTCTAGCAGACTGAATGGTGTCTAGGACAATGCCTAACTCTTGAGCATAACTATCTGTTGAGCCATACTGCCCTGTGTGATACGCGACTGCTCTTGTGTTGCTGTCTATCTCAAAGATAGAACTTGGTGTTTCAGTTTGAGTTTCCATAATTCCCTTTCAGTTGGAGTTTCCAACTAACTCCACACTAGCACACAAACAACTAATACTCAACAACTCGCAAATCCCGTGTGTTGCTGTGAAAAAATGAATACAGGTCGCCAACTTAAAATAACTCCCCCTAGTTTCAGGGGGAATTATTTGTCGTGAGTTTATACTCGCCAGAACTCTAAGTCTTGTGCCAAGAGCCACGCTACAAAGTGAGGATTGAACAAGACCTTATCGTGTCGCTTCTCTCGCATTAGGTCTATGGCTTCTTGTGCCGTATAGCCGTCAATCATTAGGACTAGGGCAAAGATTAGGCTAGACCTGTTTAGACCTGCTTGGCAACGCAACAACACTCTCTCGCCACGCTTCCAATCAGCGTGAGCCATTAGAGCAATACGCTTAAAGGCTTCCAAGTCAAAGTCAGTATCGCCACTATCAAAGTAACCGAACCTGAACTCTTTAACCTGCCAATAGACAGGATTGGCAGAAGCGTAAAAGGTAAAGACACTATCAAAGTGTCGTGTCTTGATAGACCAATCAGGTCTATCTATCTCGTGGTGTTTGTCGCCAACACAATCATTATCAGCAGTGCCACCTAGCCAAAGGTTAGGCAGGACTTCACTCCAAATTGAGATGTCCAACGCACCATTTAAGAATGGCTCGTTGCTGTATGACTTTTCGTAATTGTTCATAGTTTCCCTTTCCATAAGTTAATTCTCTCATTAATACAACCTAAACACAAACTCATTTATTCCCAGCGTGTTCTAGGTGAAAAAATGAATACAGACCAACTCCCCCTTAATCCAAAGTTCCCCCTGTGATTAGCAGGGGGACTTCGGCAACCTTGTTAGATTGTGGTGTGGATTATGTTAAGGCGTGTTGCTGGACTATCGTATTTCACGGCTTCCCAAACTTCAGGATAACTTGTCTTAAGTTCCTTAAGGTCTGGGCGTTCGGTGATTACTTCGCTAATCTTGGCAATCATAATGTTTCGGTGGACAAGGGTAACTGGTGTCGTGCCGACTTCGGCTAATACCTGTTCCCTTAGTGTTGTTGCTAACTTTTCCAAGTCGGCAATCTGGCTTTTTACCTTAGACAAGTGGTCTAGGGTGTCTACCATTGACTTACTAATCTTAAGTAGATTAGGGGTCGTGGTAGTGGTGCTAGTGGTGCTGGTGGTAGTTGTAGTTTTGATGGTGTGTCCCTTTGTCTTGGTGGTGCTATTTGGTGGTGCTATCTAATCACCTGAACTAGATACTAGTATCTTAGCACGATTATCTAAAAATACACAAACCCACGCCAAAATAAAAAAGTCGTGTGAAAAAATGAATACGCTTTAAAAGCTTAAAGAATAATCCCCCTATTTCTAGGGGGACTAATCTTAAGTCGTGTTGCCTAATCTTCTTCTTCTTCTTCTTCTTCTTCTTCTTCTTCTTCTTCTTCTTCTTCTACTTCTATGCTCTCAACGCTTTCGTATTCCAAAACAGCGTCTTCGCCATAGTAGGCAGACCACGCTTTTTCTTCTGCCTCTTTCTCACTATTCGCAACAATAATTCCCGAATAGTTAACCTGTATCTTGACTTCGTAATTTGGCACTTTGTCCCTTTTCCCAGTTGGCACTTCCAACTGATAACCCCAGTTTAGCACACAAACACCAAAAACCTAATCAAGACCTCAAAACTAATTTCTTATGTGAAAAAATGAATACACACTTCGGCAGATAGAAAAATCCCCCGTTGATTAGACGGGGGACTAACTTAATCTATTGCTGGATAAAACGGGGTCGGGTCATAGCAACCTTCACAATAACCCGTCTTACTGCTCACCGAATAGCGTTCAGCGTCAATAAGGGGGTTGCTCTCGTCAATGACTTCCGAGCAACTCGGGCAGACTTCCATTTTTGTATTTTCACTCATAGGGCAATCTTAGCACCCGTCAGCGACATACGCAACTAGCGACCCGTCAGGTGAAAAAATGAATACGGGCAAGCCGTCAAGTGAAACGGGTAGCAACCGAAAGGGGATAAGGTTGCTACCCGTCAGGGCGGAATACGCACGCCCGTTGCGATTAGGAGAAAGGGGATAATCCTAATCGCAAGCCGTTACACTCTGCTAGCCGAGCCGTCTAAGATTTGCGAACTCCGTTATCGGCTCGCCGTTACCGACCCAATACTCGCCGTTATCAGCGTTCACATAGATAGCAGGGTTGTCCCCGTCATCTACGCTGTCCGAGCCGTAAGCGTTAATCCCGAAAGATAACTCCCCGTCATACTCGCCTTGCCGTGCGAACTCGTAGAACAGTTGAGCCGTTAGATAGTCAGGCTCGCCAATCCTGCCCGTCCGTGCCAGAACTGTCCTAACTGCCGTGAGTGCGTGAGAGCCTGCCCAATGCCCGTAAAGGTTAATCGGTGTTAGGAACTCTTTGCTTTGTATCTGTATCGTTACCCTGTTTCCCATTACTCTACTTCCTTGCCGTGTAGTCTGTCGAAGTGAGCCTGTCCGTCTGTTGCCGTAGAAAGCTTAAAAATCTGCTCTTTCTCTACTCGCCAATACTGAAAGACCTGCTCTGATAATTGTGCGAACTGCTTTGGTGTTATGTTGAGAGAAACATTACCTACATTAATTCGCAGGTGGTCGCCCATCATATTAACCAACTCTAAGTTTTCTTTTGTTTCCATTATTCGCCCTCCTCAATACAGGTGTGATTGTTCCAGTCTTGCTCTGCTGTGTCTGAATAGTTATCCACCATAAATCCACAATGATTACACTTTGTCCATCTTGCCATTTTATCCCTTTCGTGTTGAGCCTTTCCCAACAACAAGTTAACTCTACCACAGACCAGACCTGAACGCAAACCAAGCCAACCTGTCGTGTGTCGTATGTGAAAAAATGAATACACTCTCGCCTGCTACTACCAGACTTCCATTGGCTCTGTGTCGTAGATAAGTCCAGCACTCGTCAGACGAGCAACCAAGTCGTTCAGTTGCTCGTCTGTAAGTGATACAGGGTCGCTAGTCGTCAATCTCATCACTCAACTCAAACTCAAACTTGCCAGTTCCCATTGGCTCGTCGTGTGAATAGCGAATAGCAGTTAGGTCGTGTCCATCAAACTCAAAGCGTAAAGTCCACTCACCATCAAGGGCAAGTTTCTCAATCAACTTTTCAGGGGTCGTGTAAGCGTATCCACTCAATCCACGCCAGCCCATTCGTGAGTTAGTAACCTTGATAGGCGTGTCCATCTCCCAGCCCTTAACGGCAAGGTAAGGCATTAGCATTTCACTCTTAAACAAGTCGAGTTCATCTACATAGCAGTCGTAACAGGATTCGCTTGGCTCGTCATTGTCGTCAATACAAACGCATTGGCTAGTGAGTTTCCACTCTGTAATTTCTTTTTTCATTTGTCCCTTTTCAGCGATACTTCTTTTTCTCGCTTGTTGTATTCCCACAGTATCAGACTTCGCACTAAAACTCAACTTCGCATTAGTCGTGTTGCTCAGCTGCTGAAAAAATGAATACAACTTCGCATTAAGCCAAAAGACAGGGTTGCCCCTGCCTAATGGTGTTGGTGTTGCTACTCGCTTTCGCTTTCGCTTTGCTCTAATCTCTTAAAGGCTTCTGTAACTTCAGGGTCGTATAGCCACTCTAAGAAACCCTTAACATCTGGTGTATCTGTGTTAAGCCCAAATGTCTTGTCTGTTAGTGCTTTGTCGTTTTCGTTGGTGTTGATTTGTCTGCCCTTTCGATTGGCGTTTGTTTGTGTGTTCATACTTAATACAACCAAGTAAGCGTGTTAATTATTCCCGAAACTTCTAATAATTTTAAAAGATTTTATTATGTGAAAAAATGAATACACTTAGTCGTGTTAAAAATAATCCCGCATTTCTGCGAGATTACTTTTTAGATTTATTTATCAGCCTGTAAAAGACTTAGCAACCAATCTCGGCAATCTAGGGGTCGTGCTGAATACTCAATCAAAGCCTTACCCACTAAGTCCAACTCCAACCAAGAAAGTTCGGGGTTTTGTGGAATAGTGTAATCCTCTAACTCCTCGCTTCCGTAAGATACCAAAGACAAGAAAGCATAAAGAGGGTTATGAGGGTTTCTGTCGTAGTTAGTTGCCCAGCCTACCAACCCACTAATGTCCTTAGCGTAGTCTGGTGCGTTCTCTAACAACTCCCAAAAGTCGGGGGCTGTTTCTGTTTCGTTCTTTTCTAAATTGTTCATAGTTCCCTTTTCGGCAATACTTCGTTTTCTTGCCTGTTGTAATCCAAACTTACCACAAAGCAAAAGTAAAAGCAACTCCACACAGCAACAAATTAATTCAGGTGAAAAAATGAATACAAACCTGCCAAACCTAAAAGCCGAACAAAAGTTCGGCTCTGGTTTTAAAGCGTTCCACGCATTTTGCGAAGTCTGGAAATCTGCTGGTCAATCTCCACTAGTTCAGCCATAGTCAGTTCGTCAGTTGCTACTGCTCGCTTAATGGTCTGGTCTAGGTTCATAACTCCGTCAGCGACTTTCCACCCGTTAACCACTCCGACCAATCTCTCGTTTCGGTTGTAGAGTGCGATAGTTTGTAGTCCGTTGCTTTCGTTGCTCTCGGTTAGTGCGTTTAGTTCCGTTAGTGTATCCGTTGTCATTTGTGTCCTCTCTAAGACATCTCTGGTTTCCAAGCCTACCACACAGCAAGCCGTCCGTCAAGCCCTAAGCGAGCCGTTAGGCTCGCCATAAGCAAGCCGATAGCAAGCCGTTACGCTTGCCGTTAGCAAGGGAATAGGCGAGCCGTTATGCTCGCCTACCCCAAGCCGTTCCGTTCTATTCTGCGTCTGCCTTGTGAACGGTTCGGGTGTAGGTGCTTTGACCCCACGCCAAATCGTGTCCAAGCGTGTCCGCTTCAATCTCAACCGAAGTCCCAGCCCGCTCGCCATTGTCCCAATCACGCACACGCAACACGCCCGATACTAAAACTCGGTCGCCCTTGCTGATACTCACAGCCGTATTTACTGCCAACTGCTTAAACGAAGTAATGGTGAACCAATTTGTTTCAGCCGTAGTCCACTCGCCTTTGGTGTTGTCCCACCTTGATACTCCACTCGCTAGGCGAAATGATGTAATCGGCAAGCCGTCTGCTGCTACTAGGTGTCGTGGTGTTGTTGCTACCAGACCTGATACTACTATGTTCTGTTCTTTCATTTGTTCCCTTTCAGAACTACTTTGGTTTCGTTCTGTGTTGATAGTTCCACTTTACACTAACGCTAATGAGAAGTCAAGTCCCCACGCCTAAAAGTTTTTGTCGTGTGAAAAAATGAATACAGCAAAAGCTTAAAAAAGAAACCACCTAGCCGAAAGGGAATAAGGCTAGGTGGCTGGTCTTTATCTGGTGCTGGCTACCAAGAACTCTGATAGTAGAAGTCCCAGCCCAAGAACTTTGGATTAGCGAGTAGGCGTTCCAGAATTGAGGCTGTTGTTTCTACGCCTCTAAAATACCACTCGTCATACTCGTATGTTCCAAAGAAAAATCCTTCGTGTGCTGGCAGAAGTTTCTCTGCTTTGCTGTGGTCGTCCAAGACTTCTTTACAAAGGTTATGGAGTTCTGTGAGTTTGTCAGCACTCGCATAGTATTCCTTACAATCGTCCTCGCCCTCTTGGACATTATCAACAAACCACTTGTGTATCTGGTTGTCTTTACGCCAATAACCAACCTTGACGGAAAGTTCTAGGCTTGGATAGTTCTCGTCTAAATCAGACGAGGTTAGTCCCAACTGCGAAACAATGTTGTCGTGTTCTTGGTTCTGTATTCTCACTAGGTCGCCACCAACTTTTTTATAGTCAATGCCACTAATGTATTTCCTTGCGTATAGATACTGGTCTAGTCCCATTTGTTTCAGCCCTTTCTGGCTCTTGTTGTTGTCGTGTTCATTGTATCAAACTAATCGTCTAGTGTCAAGTGGAACTGACTAGGCAGATTGGCGATTGACCAATCAGAAACCCTTTTCATTTCCAGTTTGAGTAGAGTTAGTCGTGCTTCCATTTCCGCAAACTCAACAATCAAACTGCCAACCCTTTCAGGTCTTAGTCCTACCTCGTTTAGTTCTGCCTCAATGCCTTCCATTCGTGCCCGAAATCCAGACCTCGCTAGAAGTGTGTCGCTTAACATTGCCCTAAGCGTTTTTAGGTTCTCTAACAGTTCGTCGTTTTCGTTTTCGTCCATACCCCTAACTTAGCACAGCCAGCCCTGAAAACCAAATCCATTTAGAAACAGCGTGTCCAGTGTGAAAAAATGAATACAGGTTTAAAAGCTTAAAAAGAAAACCAACCAACCTTAATGAAAAGTTGGCTGGCTTTCTTTGACTAAACGCTAGTTCAGCGTGAGAACCCTAGTCGTAGGTTTAGCGTCCTCTGCTCTGAACATAGCCAAGATTTCTGGCTGTGTCTTTGCGAGGAACTTGACCAACTCTGCTGTGTCGTAGCGAGTTGCGTCTTTTGGCTGGACAAGGTGGATTTTTACTAAACGCTGTCCCTTTGCGTTAGTTCCAAACTTGGTCTGGTCGTTACCAAGTTCATCAAGGATAATCTCGCGACTAGCCTTAACTACTTCGGCAACTTGCTTTTCCAAGTTGTGAGCATCTCGGAGTTCCCGAACTGCCTTTTGCCCCTTTGCCGAGAGTTTGACCTCTGGCTCTAGAGTTGGTGTCAGCACTACTCTTGCTGTTGAGGCAGTCTTTCCTGCTGTCTTTGTGTTTGCCATAAGTCAAACTTACAGGATAAGTTCCTGCGTGTCAAGTCCATTTGGGAAATGCGTGTCGTGGTGTGAAAAAATGAATACGAACTCCAAAGCTTAAAAAAGTAGCGAGCCAGTTTAGAACACTTGGCTCAGGTGTTACCTCTCTGCGAGGAGGGTCTAGCGTTTCCACTCGTTCAGGGCAACCAGCAATTCTTCTGGCTTGACCTTGAGAGCAAGGCAAACAGCAACCAAAGTATCTGCTGGCATTTGTCTTTGCTTGTGGAAGTATCTGCTAAGGCTGGACTTCTGAAAGCCCTGCTTGATAGCAAACTGGTTTAGTGATTTGTAGCCGAGTTCTTGGTAGCGTTCTACGAACCACTCCCAAGTATCTATCTTCTTTGTCTTTGGCACTTTACTCCGTCTTTCTCTTAATCCAAAACCTTTATGATTTGGAAGTTTATGTCGTCTATTATTCTGGTCTTTGCTAACTCAAATTGCTCTCGGTTATCAAAGTAGAAATAGACCCTAGGGTCATAGTCGTAGTTCTCGTCATAGACTACCGAGCCGTTGCCGATAACTACTGTTACTTCATCTGTGTCCGTCTGCTCGTCGTCCCAAGTAACTAGGACATCTACGAACTCGCCTGTTTCCGTTTGGTTTTTATTCATACCCATACTCTACACCAAGCCGTCCGTTGTGTCAAGGTGGCAGTTACAGTTAATTCCAAAGGCACTGAACTCCACGCCACAGGTGTCGCAGACCTCTATCTCGTTATCGTCCTCGCCCACCTCAAACTCAACCGAGTAGGTTTCGGGGATTACATCTATCAAGCCCGTTGAGAACATACTCTCTAAACTGTCGTAGTCGTCAAGGTTCTCGTCAAGCCACTCCTCAAAGTCCTCGGTGTATTTGGTGTCGCTGACTAACCAGAACCCGTCATACTGCGTGGACATTTCTAACCATTGAGGCTTGCCTCGCCAGAGAAACCAAACTCTCCGTTCGGTTCTGTCGCCCTCAACCTTAGTCCTCTTGACATCTGGTATCCAGCCTGTTTCGTTTTCGTCTGCGTAGAAGTCGTGTTTCATTTTGTCCTTTTCCGTTAGTAGTTTGTTGCTATTTAGATACTACACCAAGCCGTATGCTGTGTCAAGTATTTCCTCTGGCGTGTTTGGAACGCCACCACACATAACTAGCCCTGTGCGAATTACTAATTCAGATGTGCTAATCCCTAGACACAAAGCAATTTCAGCCAACATCTCGCTACTGGCTTCCTTGCCACCTTGTTCCAGTTCCCATAGATAGTTAAACGAGATACGCCCAGAACCACGATTAGTAGTTTGTCGCAAGGTTAATCCATTGTCGTATCTGTGGTCGCTGATTACTCGCCCTAATGCTTTTCTAAAAAGCAGGTCGTCTTTTTGTGTTGTCATACCATAAAACCTTTCTCGTTTCCCAACTCTACTGCTTTGGCTATGGCTGTGTCAAGTTCAAAGAACACATCACCATACTCCCACGTTTCATCTTGGTCGTGGAAAATCTCAAACCAAGGATTATTTAAGCTTTCTAACCTGTTCGTGTCAATGAGTTCCTCTAAGTCTTTGTCTGTGTTAATCCCAAGTTCAAAGAAGTCGCTGGTGTATTTGATTACTTCGTAATCGTCGTGTTCCTCGTTGTTGTAGAGGTGGTATCTCATCTCGCCATTACGCATTACATAGAAGTTATTTCTACTAGGGTCAGCCCAGATTTGTTCTATTCCAGCCTCATAGACATAGAACTCTGGTGATTGCTGATTAGCACATTGGCACTCTAAATCAAAAGCACCCTCGCCTGTATCTGACATACCAAAGCCACACATCTCGCAGATTTGTTTTTTCTTTTCATTGTCCATAGGGAACAGCCTAGCATACGCCTCTGACATTTCGCAACTCATTTCGCAACTTTTTATTACTAATCCAAAGTGTCCTTCACCTTCGCTGTGAAAAAATGAATACAAGTCCAGAGGGTAAAAGAAAAGACAGAGTGCTACTTAGAAGTTCGTGTTTTTCGCAGTGGTTCTCTGGTGGCGTTAACTTCCACCCCTGTTACTTTCAGCCAGTTCTGTATTTCGCATTTTGCTCTGTCTTTTAATTTGGTCTGTTTCTCCTTAAGCTAATTAGTTTATGCCCTTATGGACAAGTGCTTCTGTTTAGACAGACCTAGTTTAGCGAGTATCCACTCGGTTTCCTTGACATAAAGGGTTCGTCATTACACTAACCCCACGCACCACAAATGGTTCAGCGAGTATCAAGCAAGTCTTTATTTAGTTATCAAATCTACTCCGTCAGACTATCACAGATAAGCGAGCCTGTCAAATCCGTTTCCGTCTGGCGTGTCTATCTGCTCTATCCGATAGCGAGCCGATTACATAAGCGAGCCTGTGTATCTTTCGGCTTGCCGTCAATAAAATCCGAGAGCAAGCCCGATAGGTCTGACTTCTCATTAGCCAGCCAATGTTGGATAGATACGCTTGCCGTTTTCATCAACGACATACGAGTTCATAGTTCCCTCTACGAACTCCATAAGTTCGTCAGGGTTGTTGCCGTTCTCTTGGACTAACGCCCAAGCATTCTCGGCTGTGTTGGTTCGGACTTTGTAGGTCTTGGTAACAACTAGCAGGAACTCTCTATCATCTCTCGGGCAATCGGTAAACCACTCGTCCTCGTCGTCGTCCCTAGCACAGACACAGCCGTCCTCGTCGTCCTTAGCAACATAGTCAGCGTGGCTGTTCGGTATGTCCCACTCCTTATCCAGATAGACCTCGCCGTTCTTTGCCGAGAACTCAGCACCCCAACCCTGTTCTTCCTCGCAACCCAGAGTAAAGCTTAAAGTCGGGTGCTGTTTTGCCATAGCACGAAACACTTTTTCGGGGATAGACCAAGCCGTAGAGAAAGTATAGATAGCCTCGTTCTCGTCCTGCTCTAAATTAACATCTCTGGCGTCCCACTTGGTGTCCCAGTTCTCCAAGTTCCACGCATACCAGCCATTAGAGCCGTCAGAGTTTTCTTTGCTCTCGCCAGTAAAGCCCACGCCCTCAACGAACCCAACAGTTCCAAAGTATTCGTCCCAGACTTCCTCTGGTGGTGCTATGAAGTTCCAGAAAGATAGTTCGCACTCTGGCGATAACTCAACCTCAATCTTGCGTTCTGTATCTGGAACGGAAGTATTAGTTCCGTCAGCGTTCCTAATCCATTGTTCAGATAGCCAGCGTGTTTCATTTTGCTTTCTAGCCTTATCTACGAACTCTTGGATTTCGTGTTGATTACCCTCAACACCTAATCTGTTATAGACCCAGTTTGGCATTTGTGTTCTCCATTTCTTTCGTTGTTAGTTTCACTTTACATTAGTGCTGTTCATCTGTCAAGGCAGAAACGCCTCGTATGCTTGGAGTTTTTCCAACTTTGGTAAGACAATGTGTAGGAACATAGGCAGGTGTGCGAACTCACTCTCAAACGCTGTGCGAGTTGTCCAATGGTCATACACAAAGAAGTCCCACAGTTTCAGGTCAAGTTCATCTATGGTCGTAATCTCAATAGGGTTGTCGTAACTAGAGAGAGTTAGAGAGTAGCCACTCTCATCATCAGTATCAACTTCCCAGTCAAGTTCGTAGGCAATGATACGTAGTTTGCCATTGCCCTCGTCAAACCAGAGGTTGATGTCGTATTCGTTCGTGTTAGGGAATACTTCTGTGTCAATAATCATACCCTCACCCTACATCAACACTAATGAAAAGTCAAACTCATCTGCGAGTGTGTTTGGTGAAAAAATGAATACGGCTAAAAAAGTAAAAATCTTCAGCATACAACTTTGTATTAGTTAGTGTAAAGTTCGCCCACCCTTCAGCAGCTTAAATCCAATCAGCCGTTAAAGGCGAAACCCCCTGATAGGAAATGGGAATAAACTATCAGAGGGTTTCTAATCCGTCAGGGAGAACCTGCTGTGAAAGGGACAACAAAAACAGCGTTGCTCAATCCCTGACGGACTTCTTGTTGGTTAGTTAGGCATTACGCTTGCCAACCTGTTCCAATGCTTTCGCACACGCCGAACCAATCAGCGTGGCTATGTCCTTGCCTGTCGTGCCATTGACGAATACAGCCTCGGAGTTTTCCTTGACGATAGTGCCAGCCCCATTGTGTCCACTAATCTCGTCTGGTGAAATCCACATCACAGCCACGCCGTTACGCTGACACTCTTTCATAACTTCTACTGCTCTCTTGTGCTGGTGAGGAGTGTAGTGTCCGTCAGAAACGATTACGAGCAATCTCGCACCACGCCCATACAGCAAGTCAAGCGAGCCATTGAGAGCCGACCACGCTTGGTCAAAGACCTCTGTTCCGTCTGTCGCAGAATAAACCTTGACCTCTGGCAATCTCTGACCAACTTTGAGAGTAGAGAATACGCCCTCGCCATAATAGACCATAGCAGTTTTCGCCTGAACCCTGCGACCTGCCTCTGCCAGAACCCACGCTGTCGTAGCCATTGGGTTCATAGCAGACGACATAGAACCAGAGA